ATAAGAGTGGTTTGGGCACATCAGGCTGTCCAGTTTTCCGAGTTACCAAGAAAGGCACTTGTGCCATGATTGGTTTTCACAACGGCTATCAGGGTGATGAGGGCCTCAACTTTTGTGTTGGAGGTAAGATGATTGAGAGGGAGATCCAAGAATGTATGGCGGATTTTCAGAAGGCTTTCGTGTCTGGGGCGACGGCACAGAGAGCCCGCATCTCAGTCGCCCCTCCCGAAGCAGGTACACACCCGAGCCAAGAGGCTGGCAAAAGTACCCCAACGTCAGGGCCTACACCAAAGCTTGCACCGAAGAAGTCGAAACCAATGCGAGGAAGTTCAACCGAAGTCGTCAAGACAACGAGTTCTTCCAAGCCCGGTTTCGAGCAACAGTGAGAGACACGGTTGGCAAAGCTCGCGCCCAGATCCCCGACTGGGGAGGCAGCGAGCTGGAGGGGTGTGTGAGGGTTTTGAACCTCGACTCTGTCATAGAATCTTTGGATCTTGAGTCCAGCACAGGCTATCCTTGGATGAAATTTTTTCAAAACAAGGGAGCTATGAAGGGCCATCTGAAGGAGCTATACACACTGTACGAGGCGGATGTCATTGAAGGCAAGAGACCTAACATGGCCTTCTATGTGTTCGGCAAAGAGGACTATCACTCCTACAAGAAGATCTCAACAGGGCAGCAACGCACGATTCAGTGCGCTGATGCCATGAGTACGATCTTCCTTAAGAGGTGGTTTTATCCTCTAGTCGTTTCACTTGAAGAGCACTGTGAGGGGATATCCTGTGCCTTAAATGAGGAGAAATTGAGAGAACGCATATGTCAATCGAACTATCCAGAAAACTGGGAATCACTGGGTTTTGATTTCACCGAGTGGGACAGGAGCCTTCCTGCCTCGCTCCTTGAGATAGTGCTACAGGAATTCACGGTTGGGTGTCCTGATGAGGTGCGAGAACATGTAGAATATTTATTCATGCATGCTCCCTTCCTATTCACAACACCCATTGGCAGTAAGGAGTGGAAGAAACTTTTTTGGAGGATTGCCGGTACGCCTTCGGGTATCTGGCTCACTTCCATCATTAACACGCTCTTCCACGACTCTTTCGACAAAACCGTTCTTTCGATTCTCGGCAGGAGTGACATCAAGAATTTCGCCGCGAGTGACGACGGCCTTTTAATCGGGGCTGATGTCGCGTCTATTGTTGATGAATACCTTTCTTGGTGTTCTGAATATGGCCTCGTTGCGAAACTTGACAAGAATTGCTGTGGGAGAGATTGGGCTTCGTTTCTGTCACAGAAATACATTGAGGTCAACCTCGGTTCTGGCGGTACCCAGTGGGTGTCCATTCCCGTTGACTTCAATCGTGCGACACAAGCGTTCCCTTTCGCGTTGGAGGCTGAAGATGACAGTCATCTTAACAACATGTGCTATCGGTTAGCAGGGTTGCTGTTGAGAATGCGTCATCCCAGGCCCGGAGATGAATTTCCTCCATTGCTGAAGTGGTTTGATCGCGTCTATCAATGCTCTGAAAGGGACTTGCTAGAAATGGCAACTGAGTCTACGACTGAGAGCAAGACGGTTTTCCCTGCTGAAGGGGTCACACCAAAGAAATTTGCGAATAACCTTTACAACAAAAATACAGTTTTTCACAGCTGTATGTCGGAAATCCATCAGAAAGCGAAAGCGTGTAAGTCTCAGGTTCCTTTCGGTCCTAAGACTAAGACGGCTACAGAGAAGGAGAAGAAGAAAGAGATGCAGCGAAGGAAGGAGCAGAGTGAGAGGGACAAGAAAGCTGCTGCTTCTAAGCAAG